AGCTGTCTCTATAAGACTTAGATTGCAGTAACCAGCAATTGGTTGGGAGTAAATATCGGTGCGACCAGAGGTAATAGTTAAACCGCTAAGGGTTGCGCTAGTGACTGTAACGCCATCAACTTTAACTCTATAAACTGGATTCCAAAGGGTCATAGTTCTACTAAGCCAGCAATTCCACCGCCACCGCCACCATTGCGAGCGTTGCTATTGTTAAGAGCTAAGACAACTGCTCTAGTAAATCCTTCTTCATCAATAGCGCTTGGGGCATTGACATTGATAATCACATTGCCGCGTTCTTCGCCGCGTCTAGCTGCTGCTACATCAAAGCCAGCAGATATACCCTTGCCCGTTGGATTTAGCCCAGAAGGGAAAACAGGCAATGATCCAATTACAGTTCCACCGCCATTAGTGACGCCACCAGTAGATACGCCGCCGCCTTTATCTGAAGATTTAGTAACGCCAGATCGATCTGTAGAAGAATCAACACTCATTGAAAAATTACCAACTGCTCCCGTTTTTTGCGCTCTAACCTCATCCCCAGCATCTTTCAATTTTCCATATAGGAAAGCTGCGCCACCTATCGCGGCTAAAGCTGCTGTCGCAGCTAATACCGAGACACCGCCAGTCGCATAAGCGGTAGCTACTGCTGCTCCTGCAGCCGCCGTTCTTTGCCCTACAAAGGCTGTTGTTAAAAGTCCTATTGCTCCAGCCAAAGCTTGTATCCCAGCAACGACTTTTGCTGCTAGGAAAATAGAACCTAAGATTACCCCAAGTGCTAGTAATTCATCTTTAAGATCAATGATTGTTTCTATAAATCCTCGAACTTTCTTGCCCCACTCAACTGCTGTTTTTTGTGATGCAGTCAATCCTTCATTTAATCCATCAGTTCCAGTTAAACCAGAAATAAAAGCTTCAAGGGCTGGAATAAAATTTTCAAGTAAAAAGCCAGTCAGTTCTTGAACTGTTGGAAGCAAGGCTGCACCAATAGATTCTTTAGCTTCATCAAGAGCAATCTTAACTCGCTCCATTTGCTTCTGTGTGCTCTGCGCTTCATTTTCAGAAAAGTTACCAAAGGTTTTTGTCAGCTGATTAAATGTAGTATCAAAATCTTGAGACTTAAGATCAGCTGCGCTAATGCCAAGACCCAATTTGCCGAGCGCTGTTGTATTGCCATCATAGGCTCGACCCAGCGCATTACTTACTGCCTCTAATGGTTTGCCTGTTGCTGCACTTAAATCTAGTGCTAAATTTAGTAACTTCTGAGCATCTTCAACATCATTAGTCGAGCGGACTAATCTGCTAAAAGCTGGACGCAATTCATCATCGGTAATTCCAGCAGCAATAGAAGTTTTTGTTATGTATTTTTCAACGCCCTTTATTTGCTCATCTGTTGCTTTAGTTGTGCTGCGTATAGTCTCGCCTAATTTGAGTTGAGCTGCCTCATCCTCGGCTGCCGCCTTAACTGCGCTAACTGCAAATGCGCCAATAGCTGCGCCAGCAGCAGCAAAGGCTAGGGCGGCCTTCTTGCCAAATTCAGCCGCTCGTTCTCCAATAGAATCAATATCTTTAGATCCATTTTGTAATTTCTTTTGGAAATCGGCTGTATCGGCTAGGAGCTTAAGCGTTAATGCTCTGGAATCAGATGCCACTTATGCCCCACTTATCTAATATCTTGTTAAATGCTCTAGTCCATTGTGCCACAATATTCTTCTGCTCTTGGCGTAGAGTTGGATAAATAAACCATCCGCGAGAGCCGCGCCCTTGTCTGCCAGAGTAAGCAGGAAATTGCTTAAACTTATTTGAACCAAATTCAAAGCCAGCCCAAAGCATTTGAGTATTAGCTCCACCGCTAAATCTTTGACTAGCAAAGCCGTATTTAATTTCGCCAGTAGTGCTAGTTTTAGATACTTTAGATCCGCTTACAATCCTGTTAATGGCTTGTTGGCCTTGCGTTCTAGTTCTGGCTTTTGTAGCAATTGCAGTCTGAAGATAGGTGGCAAGAGCATTAGAACTTTGGCGAGCCTCGGCTTTGGCTTCGTCACCTAGGACGGAGAAGGCTTTATAGACTTGACGGAGCTCAGTCCGGTCAAATGCTGAGACTTCTTCAGCCATTGCTATCTCTCTCCTTTATCAGCTCGACTGCCGTTGCTACATCGTCCCAGTCATCCCAGTATTGCATTGGGATTCCAGTCTTGATGGCAACTGTGACTAATAGCCGCCTTATGCTGTCGGGCTGATGGCTTTTGGGTCATCGTTGCCAGTCCTTACATCGGCAACAGTTTCCATCCAGACATCAAAGGACTTGACTGGCTTCCCAGCACTTTCGCGCTTATGAGCGTTATATGCCAAGAACATTAAATCCCAGATTCCTATATTGTCTTGCGCCTTTGTGATTGTGTGGCCTGTGGTCTTTTCCCACTTGGCCCACTCTGGCGGTTGAGCGACATAGGTGGCGACTTCGCCTCCGTTGTATTCAATTGTAATTGATAATTTCATAGCTCCCGATGCTCCGATCTCTTAACTAAAGGTTTCTGTTGGAGTTCCAATTACTGTCATCGTCCAAGTGTCGGTAAGTGCTCCAGGAGCAGCTCCACCAGCAGTTGGGAAGATTGGCAATACTGTGAAAGCAAATACTGCTCCAGTTACTGCTGTAAATGAAACGCTAAGTGCTGTGTTAGGTGCAGATTCTGCATCCGCCCACATTGCTTCAAATAGCGAGCTTGCAGCTCCCCAATCCTGAAGTAACTCAATTGTGAAAGTCCATTGCTTATCTACGGACTTATAAGCGCGACCATCAAGAGTTTGATAGGTCTCGATAATTGTTTCGCAGCTTAGGACTGCGCTAGTTGTCTGGGCGTCATAAGCAGCGCTATCGAGTGTGAAGGTCACATCGCGCCCAGTTATTACTGTTGTTGGCATTTGGGTCTCCTATGCGGTTTGCTCGTAGCGGACGCTCAAGCGTATGTCTGCAACCAATAAATTGGTCGTTCCTACTGTTGTTACTGACGGCCTATCGACTGTCGATAACTCATACTTGGAAGCGTTTAGCGCTCCAAGAATACTAATAATTAATTGCTCTAAATTGTCTAGTGATGCGGCGTTGCTAAAATATGCAACGCAAGCAGTTATTGTGTAATTTAATTTAACGCGAATAGTTGTCTTGCCTAAGACTTCAAGTTCCATATATGGCGCATCTGGGACGCACACTATTGCAGGAACGATAGGCGCTTCTGGAACTGAATCATAAATGTTGGCGCTGCAGCCAGCCAGAGCGGTTTTAAGTTGGCCTCTAACATCTGTAGCAATTGTGCTAGGCATTAGCCCACCATCGTCTCTACATCAAGGTATGGCCCTAGTAGCCCAGTTACTTTGGCAAGTAAATTCTTAGATAGGCGGTAAGGGGTTACTGCAAAATCTACGCCTTCTATTGATCCACCAGCGGCTGTTCTGGCTTGGAAGATTTCGACTGAGATAGCCAGAATTGCAGCTTCAGCATTGGCATTTCCGACATAGGTTGATAGTCCAGAGAGCGCAGCGTTTCCTGCTGGGATGATATTTTTCTCCAATACATCTGCATTGGTGATTGCGACTGTGAATACATAATCTGAAATTTCGTCATCGGTTACTGTGTGTGTGCCATTAAATGGTGATCCGCAGCCAGTAATAACTACGGATTGGCCTTCTGTAAATTCTTGAATAGTTGCGGTCTCAAAGTAAGCGATATTATTTTCAAGCTTTACTTTGTTTATTTTGCTTTGGAAAGTGACCAGCATTGGTAGAACTAGGTTCTCTGAAGCATCGACAATATCATTTAGATAAGCATCTGAATATAGGGATGACGAAACACCAAGAATAGTTCTTAATTCGCTTGCCGTAACTATGCTAGGCATTTCGCCATCCTTTCAAGCAGTTAGGTGAGCGGCCAGCTCGGGAGCGGACTGGCCGTCACTACTAGGGTTTTATCAGGTTAAGTTGAAGTGGCAAGAACCATTTGCAACTTTGACGGCAAGTGCGCCGTAACCATAGTAAGCAACCTCAATCTGGCCGTTTAGAGCCACATTTGTCTGCAAACGGAATCTGCTGGATTCATACCAAGTGTAAGAATCAGGATTGATTACAATCATTGATCCATCTCCAATTGGTGTAGCGCTTTGATTAATACCAAGGGCGCGAGAAACATATAGATTAAGTCCAGCAACATTACCGCGAAGGCTTTGTGGGCTTACTGCTCCACCTGCATTCTGTGGCTGTGAAGCTGTGTAAATTGGACGACCTGAATCGTTGTAGCTCATAATCTTAGACCATTGCTCAGGTGTAACAATCAAGTTTTGAGCAAATCCAAGGGAATCAGAATAAACTTCAGCAGCTGCCTCAGCAACGAACTCAAGTAATCCTGTGGCGGTATTTGCTTTCGCTGTTGGTGCTAATTGACCATTAGCAAGAAGTTGGAGTGCAACGAATTTATCGGTTGCTAAAGAATAAGCGTATTCCATCTGACGGACTAGCTCATCAAAGAATACTGGATTGCTTCGGTCAAGAAGTTCAACGGAGAAGGTTTGGCCACCTGCATACTTATTAACATTTACTGTTAGGAAGTTGTTGGTCATTCCTGTCTCAACAATTGCATCGCCTTCGTTCTCATCTTCAACTGTTGGAACGGCAGTAATCTTTGGAATCTCAAAGCTCATACCAGCATCTGGTAGAACTCCGCGAGAGATTGCATCAATTGTTGAACGATCAGCATTTGATAGTGGGTTGATTACCTCGGTTAATTGACGAGTAGGAATCAAGCCAGCGTTATTTGAAGTGGTGTCATCTGCTGCCATAACATACTGGCGAGCATCGTCATCACCGAGCTTAGCGCGAACGCTATTCTCAAGATATTTTGCCTTGGTAAATTCAAGGCGAGGTGCTGTGTAAAAGGCTGGGCGAGCTGCCTCAACCATATTTGCTTTAGCTGCTTCTACCGCTTCTTCAACGGCAGGAGCAGGAGCGGTAGTGTCAGACACTTGGTCTCCTTCGGTTGGTTTCTCTGAATCAGCGGTTGCCAAGTCAGAATCTTCTTTTGGTGCTTCATTCTCTGA